AACATCGCCAGTAGTTATACCACCACCGCTCGCTGTTCTAGGGTCTACTAATTTAAGAATTGTACCTTTCTCTATAGCGTTAGTACTGCCTATAGTGAAATCTACTACATTTCCTCTATCCCCTAAGAGTTCAACAATGATTGCTTCGTTCGCCATGTGATACCTATAGAATAATGTTATTTAAATCTTTCGCTTCTTAGCTATGTTCTTCAAGTGAGGGTTATATTTCTTATACTGAAGTATCTGCTCCTTTTGATATAACTTTATATACCCTAAATCTATATATCCTAGTACATAGAAGACAGCCAAAACAAACAAAGCTAAGAGAGAGGCTTGAGTGGTGTTTAAATTTAACATGACTTTAAGACCCGCTGTGATTAACACTGCGTTCCTAAACTCATACATCAACCCTTGCCCTCTGCTTAGTCTAATTTTAAATTCTGCTACATTGTCTAATACTTTACTAAATTTCATAATCCCTCTGTCCCATCTGTTAAGTCTCTATCTTCTTTAATTCCTATACCCACTAGCTCCATGTGTTGTCTAGTTATAGGCAACTGCTTAGTATCATCATAGTCAGGTAGTTTAGTTATTCCTAACATCTTACGAATCATAGCCACTACTGGTCTATGTTTCTTTTGATTAGTAATTCCTTTCATACCCTCTTTACCACCTAAGCATGTAGAAAGCATTAAGTCTTTATGTTCTTTAGGAAATACTATCTCCCATAGCTGTATAGGTCTTACTGCTACTTGTACAAAAGAATCCTTACCTTCATACTTAAAGGGTAAGTACTTGCCTTGTAGTTCTGTAATGAAGTTATCTACGTGAGACTTCATTCCTCTAGTCATCATGTATAGGTGCATTATACACCTAAGGGGTTAACTTCACCTTTCATAACTTTATCAGAATATTCTTTATCAGATAGAGGCTCTTTCTTTATTGGTCTATCACCTGCGTCTGTTCTACCTGAGAGTAATTGCTTAGCTGCAAATTCTTCCTGTCTTTGAAGTAGCTCTTCTTGTTTCTTGTTTGCTGCTTCCAGCCTTTCAGCTGCAATGTTTGCTTTGTCAACAAGCCCAACTTCTTTAGACTGATTCCCCTCATTATTATCTGAAGCTGTTGCTTCTTCCTTTGTATCCTCAGTTTCTTTTTTTTCATCCATTATCACCCACCCCCTTTCAATATCAATAGTACAAATATTATACCTAGTATAATTCCATTTCTCATATTAAACTCTATCATTCTATACTCGCTATTAGCTCACCTAGCTCCTCTATACGAGGGTCTTGAGGGTTAGCCATATTTAATAAAATTACTTCCTTAGCAGCTCTTATCTTAACTCTCTGTTTAATCATTCTTCTATCTAGAGCAGCTGTAAACTCAGGGTTTGTTTTTAGTTCATCACTACCTAGCTTTAATGTCTGTAGGGTTTTCTCATAAGTATCTATATCATCTAAGAAATCATTAAGGCTTTCTATACTCTCAAGGGCTATAGTAGGGCTACCTGTAACTCTAGCTAAGTCTACAAAAGGTGTTATAGCTTCACTCATAATACCTATATCTGACTCTATTGATTTGATTCTTCTGTCTTCTGCAGTGAATCTTTTAGTAACTACTGAGCCAACTTCTACAGCAGCAGAAGCTCCAACAGCTCCAAGACCAATAGCAAAAGCGAACTTACTAGCACTCTTTAATGCTTTAATAGAGTTAGCTCTAATCAATTTACTTTTACCAAATAATATATTCTTAACTTTACTAATACCTTTAACCTTAGATAGTGTTTCACCAGTAACTGCTATACCTCTACCACCACCAGCTTGAACAATCTTACCTAATCCACCTGGTCCTATAGGTATAGTACCAGCTTGTAGAGTACCACCAGCTTCAGCAGCCTGTCTCTCTAAACCTTCACCTGTAAGGATTTCTTTGATAGTAGTACCTAAGCCTTGTTCTTCAGGCTGTTGTAGAACTTGAGCTTGTACAGGCTGTTGTTGTTCAGAGGGTAATTCCTCAGTACCTGTTCTATTAACTGCTGCTTCTAAAGCAGCAATAGTATCTAATTGTTTCTGTCTAGCTTCAGTACCAGCCGTCCTTTCAGCTTGAGCTCTAGTCTCACCTTGAGGTGTGAAGCCTTGTTTACTACCACCTCTTATCTGTTCTGCCTGTTGAAAGCTCTCTCTACTAGAGAACTCACTAGATACAATAGGTTTAGAAGTATCGAACGTATCACCTGAAGGGGTTACTGCTAGTTCTTCCTTAGCTCCTATCTTCCCTTTAGCTCCTGCTTGTGCTACTTTCTTCACGTCTTCTTTCTTTTGTTTATGTCCTTTTACATGGGTCATTTTATATCTTTAATAATTTCGGTGTGGGTATTGTTAATCCAGCTAGACCAGCTATAGCAATGATTATGATTGAGTACATTGTACCATTCATTCCCATATACAAAGCAAAACATTCTAGTATCGCAAGTGATACTATTGCTGTCATTAACACCTTATAGTTTGTTTTCTTAGCCATCATGACATCCAACAGCTATGTGTGCTGTAAGATTTAATTGCGAGAGAGACCATATCATAATCAATGGTTATGAACTTACTGGCTATTTCTGTAATGCCCTGTACAGCGCTAGAGAAGCCCATAGAATAGCCGATTAGATAGCTAGTGGCTCCAACCACCACAATTAGAGCAATCGTTGCTCTACGGCTCTTAAAATTGATTTTACTCATTGACCTACCCCCGCTTCAGTATCATTGGGCTGAAAGGGACTAGGGTCTTTCGCTTCGTCTTGTTTAAGATTATTTGAAAGTGATGGGGGTCTATTGAAAGTTACTCTGATAGCTAGTTGATTCCATAAGTCAGACTCTAAGAGAGTCTGTTCATTGGTGTAGATAGGCTCAAAGGTTAAGAAAGCTATCTTAGAGCTTGATTCAGTGAAGTCCTCACTACTAGCTATGACCTTAGGGATACCAACAGCTGAATAAAAGAAGTTCTCGTAGTATCTGATAGTACTAAGAGAGTCCTGTAGTACAGGATTAGAGTCTTTAATCTCTACATTCCCTTTAGGTACAATCAGTACTTCACCCTTGTTTATAGCTTCTTCATACTGAGTCTTAAGGTTAGCTATCTTAGTGGTGTCATCTGTGTCTGCTTCAATGATTCGTACGGGTACTACATTACGATGTAAGACCTTACGCCAATCAGCCATAGCTTCATTACGAGCTAGAATCGTAGTCTCTACTACATCCACTATGCTAGTACCATGTATCTCATCAGCTATCCTATCGTTTGTTATGTGAAATATGTCTTGAGGCTTAAACTTCTTCTCAGGCTTCTTGACCTTAGATATCTGCTCATACCTTATGATTATACCCTGTCTGTTTACTACTATCCTCATAGTAGCTGGGTCTAGTATCTTAAGGTTAACTAGAGTACCTGAGTCATTACGTATGATTTCAGCAAAGGCATCACCACCTATCTTCTTAGTCTTAATCATGTTAAGCATTATCTGATGGAAAGACTCCTCACCCCATCCAGTGATGTTATCAAGTAAGACCTCAGTAGCAGAATCAGTATTAAAGCCCTTACCAGCAGTCCATATGGCTAGAGCTGTAATAGCTCTATTAAGCTCAGGGATAGTACGGAAGTAACCTAGTTGTTGAGACCATCTGTCATTGACAAAGGTAGTCTCCTTTTGGTCTAGTACTCCATCAGTGTTCTGAGTGGCTACTGAGAAGTCATCAACATTGTTAGTCATGTCACTTACTACTGCGTTGGTTAGGTTTGTTTCAGGCATTTTATTGATTGATTTTGATTGGTATTATTACTTTAAGGTCTGAGTTAGCCCAGTCACTTGAGCCAGTAGGGCTGTTCTCTATCTGTGTTTCGTCTCTATTGGCTGGGTCATGTCCGATACCATAACTGAAACCTGTTGGTGTATTACTATTGCTGATAGTGATTCTAAGGGTTTCACCTTTCTTAAACTTTGTCTTTGGTACTTCTAAGTCTATAGTCTTACGAAAAAACTTATGAGTTATACTTGCTGCATGATTGATAATTATAGCGCCACTAACTAGAGTATCATCATTAATCGCACTTGTAGCAGTAGAGTTTCGTATAAAGAAATTCCATGTACTCACTCCGGGTGTGTCACCAGAATTATGAGTAAACTGAATAGGTACTGATATGTAAGTCTTACCCTCAACACTAAAACCTTTCTCTATAGCCATATCAAAGTTAATTTTAAGGTTAGTACCAGCTCCAGCATAGGTAGCTCCTGAGTTACCATAGTTGACTATGTTAGTTAGAATGTATTTCTCAGAAGTATCCATCCCATATAGAAGTACATAGCTTTGACCTGTAGCCACATCAGCAAAGTCAAAGTTAATAGTTCTCGCTTCTCCACTTCTGAGCTTACCAAAGTTTAAAGCCATGTTAAGCCCCTGTTACAAAGTCACGATTCTTTATATCTTCAAGTAACTTTATGCTCCTGTTAACATTATCTCTTAAAACATTAATCATAGTCTCAGCTTCAGACAGAGAGTCATAGCCTGACATGTCAAATAGAATGACCTTTATAGCACCCTCAGAAGAACAAGCGTCTTCTAGTATAAACTTAACATCATTGTCAAGAGTAGTATATACATCATTCCAATTAAACCTAGTAGAAGCATTAACAAAGCTCTCAGCTTGTCTCTGAAACTCTATGATACCCTGACCTGATATATTGACCTGTCTACCTATACCAGCCTTTAGTAACATTGCCCCGCTTGTACATAGTGTTTCTGTCATTTGTTTTCTCGTATAGACCTAGTTAAATCCTTGATAGATTCTACTAGGGCTGCCTCATTATCTTCTAGTATATAAGTTGTATCTTTTACTTTTACTTCTTTGGTCATGTTTACCTCACATAATGTAAATATTTAAACTTTTGTCTTTCATGCACCAAGCTGCTCTTATGAGTGCTTCAGCACAATGAGTGTAATGTCCGAATATCTTAAGCTTCTTTTCCTCGCTGATACCGCCTGAGTACTCATATTGGACTGACTTAAGGGATTGAAATATCTCAGGGTCTGATAGTAGCTTAATCTTATCTTGCTCCATACAGCGTAGCAAATTAGCGTACAAATCTTCCTTCATAAGCTTCTTCATACGCTTAGGGTCATGGTCAAAGGCTCTACGTAAGTTGTTGATAGCTTTGACCTTACGCCTAGTCTGTTCGTCTTCTAGTAGTATATCTATACAGCCAACACCTATACCACCTTCATCTACATAGATTTCCTTAAAGTCATATTGTCTGTCTAGCTTTAGGATGAGCCTAGCTGACATAGTAAGGAGTGTCTTACGGGTTATGATGTTCTCAATGTGGTGTAGTTCTTCACCTACCTTTTCAACCACTGCAAAGACAGACTCATCATCCCCAAGTCTAGCTAGGTCTACTCCTATGTACATCTTAGAGCCATGAATACGAGGCTTACGCTCTAGACTCATGCACTTCTTAATGAGCTCATCAGGAAAGTACTGAGATAGCTCATGTACAAAGAGACCCAGATATTCCTGTTCGTATTGCTTTTGAGTCATACGCTTACGCTCTGACTCTAAGAATTTGAGCATTCTCTCACCCATCAGTTTAGGTCTCTGCTTAGCTACGGCTTCTGTGGATATCTGGAATGTAGTAAAGTTATCATCATTGAAGCAACGGAAGAAATACCCCTCTCTACCATAGGGAGTAGAAAGGAGTATTATCTCTCCGCCTGTAGTAACAAGTCCGGGCGTGATGGCTGTAAAGACTTCCTCATTAACAAAGGCTGCCTCATCTACATAGAGCTGGTCTATTGAGAAACCACGAATCCCATAGCCACTCATGCCTGTAGGTAGACAATATATCACAGAGCCATTCTTAAGCTGTAATTTGGACTTAGTAGGCTTATCTTTGCCTGTTTTAATCATTCTTTTGTGGTTATCGGCTGTATATGCTATAATCTTCTCAAATAGTAGGTAAGCCTGTCTTTCAACGGCTGCTACTACCATAACTACCTTTTTCGGATGGTTAACAGCGTATTCAGAGGCTTTACGGCTGATTATAGTGCTTTTACCACACTGACGCCCACTACAAAGGATTATATTGCCTTTTGTTGCTAATATATCTTTTTGCCAAGGGTCTAACTCAAGACTTGGCATTCTTAAAGGTAGAAATGACTGATTTAATGTACTCAAGTAAAGCCGTGTCAGATAGAACAGCCATAGTTTGTATCTTCAGGCTGTTTTCCACTTGCTTCTTGTAATCAATCCAGTCTTCTTTGTTTAATATTTCAGTTGTCATTTTGAATAGGAAAAGGGGGTTAGTCCCCCCCTTTAAGATTCCATAACATTTCACCTACTTCCACTACCTCTACCTCTTTCCCTATTAGCTCCTGTAGCTTCGTACAGCCATGTAGAGCCATTATCTTCCCTAGATTGCTCTTGGGGCTGATATATGGGAAACCTTGCGGTAGGAATAGCCCTACATTGATAGTTGAGCCATCTGAGCCTTGTATCACTACTTGACTCTTTTTCCTAATTCCAAATTTCGTAGTTACTTCCTTAGGTGCGTGGATAGCTGATACTATACCTTTGTTCTTAGGTAAAGCCTTAGGTAATCCAGCATCAGTCATCCAGTCATTCATATTTGTATCTTTCATATCCATCATCTCCATTGTTTAGTTCCTTACTACCATGCTTAAAGCATAGTTCTTTGTATAGTAAGTATAAGTATTAGTACTAGTACTAGTACTAAGGATGGTATTAAGCAAAGAGCAACTATATGGAGAATCAGGATATGAAAGAATTAAGAGCTTAAGTCTTAAGTCTTTAGTACTAAGGGCGGTCATTTGGATATTGTTAACTCCTTAGTCTCATCATTATAGACTATGTGCAGCAATTCATGGAGCTTAATATCCATGAAGTCCATCATGTGCTTTGGGATAGAGAGGAAGTATCCGCCATTGGCTTTGATAAGCTTTGATGTTGTGTTCACTTTCTTTAACATCAGATATTAAAGAACAAATACTATTTAACCATTTCCAGACATTGAGGGGTGACAGGGTGTCATTTTAAAATTATAAAATATTAATTTTTATATTGATGAGAGGGGGGGCGAGTAGCAACCTCGCCCTAAGGTATAAGAAACAACTGAAAGTCGCTTATTTAGGCTCCTAGGGCTCTGAGGGGGTATATCTGCAGGGGGGAATTGCTTAGGTAGAAGCCATTGATACAAGGCTTCCAATGGCTTCTAGGCTCTACTGCCTACCGGCAATGTAGAGCCGACCTAAGCAAGGGGGGTTAAGAAAGAACACACTTACTGCATACTACACTCAATACTCCATATGTAGTGCCTAAAAGACAGAAATCATAGATTTCTGTAGTG